AGGAACAGTCCAATGGCACTCGACCAGAGCGGCACAATCAGCCGCATTCTCAACCGTCTCGGCTACGCGCTCAACCAAGTCGCCTCCGATGTGACGACGGTGGCTACCGACGACCGCATTCCGATCTTCGACACCTCGGCAGGCGTGACCAAGTACGCAACGCCCGATGAGATGCGCCGCGGCGCACAGCTCTCGCAGACCCCTGTGATTCTCACGGCAACAACGCCGATCACCAAGGCATCGCACGAAGGCCGACCTCTGCTCATGGGGGCGTCGGGCGCTGCGCTGACGTTCACCCTCCCGGCGGCTACCGGCAGTGGCGATGTGTATCTCTTCATCGTTTCGGTGGTGAACACGTCCAACTACCTGATCAAGGCGTCTGCCGGCACTATGCTGTTCACTGGCACGATCATCGGCGCCTCAACAACCGACTCGGCGACCGACGCGGCCAGGACATGGATTGCCGGTGCCTCCGACGACTCACTACTGCTCAACGGTACGACCCGCGGCGGCGTGAGCAAGGGCGACTACATCAAGTTCATCGACTGCTCGGCAACCCAGTGGTTTGTCGAAGGTGTCATCACCCAGTCGGGCTCCGAAGCCACGCCGTTTGAAAATACCGTCGCCTAATGAGCCGACGCAACCAAAGGCGCGGGCAACCGTCCGCGTCTCCCTCAACCAACAATGGAGATGGATCTGTGACGCAAGTCGCCCCCATCGTTACGCCTTCCGCCGCTCCGCCGGCCCCTCCTTCCGATTTCCATCTCGACACCAACGGCGCAACCGCTCCGCCGCCGCCCAAGATGATCACCGTCAAGCTGCTCAGGAACTACCGCCCGCGCGAGCTGCCTGACCCTGCCAACAAGGGCAAGTTCCTGCCTCCCGTATTCGAGATCGTCGGGCACACCAGTCCGGCCATCCTCAAGAAGAACGCAGCGGGCGTGCTCGAGACCGTGCAGGACGAGCAGTTCATAGACGGCGAGCAGCCCCCGCCCCCGTCGCCAGGCACAGGCTTTGAGACAAAGATTTGGGCGGGCACTGTGCTGAAGGTCGTCGCCGACGAAGCCAAGGCAATGCGCAAGGCCGGAATCGCTGAGTATGAAATCCTCGATTAAACTCACCGAGGCGGATGTCCAGAACTGCACTTGGACATTCTCGCACTTCGACGGGCCGTACCGCGTCTCGATCGGTCATGGGCATCATCCCGCGACCGGCGTTCCAATCGAGGTGCAGCGCCGCGAGTTCATGGCGGAAGACACGCTGCTCACGCTCAATGCCGAGGAGCGCAACGCCAGGGATGCCAAGCCCTGGTCTGCCGGGGGCGGTTCTGAGAAGGGCGGCAACGTCCCGATGGTTCGGGTCGGGCGCATTCCGCTCAACCTGCTCTTCGCAAACGGCATTTCAGACAAGATGCGCGAAGGCGACAAGGACCACCTCAAATGGTGGCTCAACCGCGATGAGAACCAGCCGTTCCGCACTAGGTCAGGAAAGCTCTAATGGCAAACCTCTCGATCTACACGGACCTCAATCCCGCGATTTGCGACTGGGAGGAACGCACTTACACAACCGCCCAGACCGATGAGTTCATCCTGATCGCAGAGGCCAAGGCCAACCGCCTCCTGGCGCGCGACTGGAACCGGCAGGCGACCTCGACCGTCGCTACGGACTCGACAGGCTACGGCACTCTGCCGACCGGCTTTCTCGGGCTCGTATCGATCAAGCGGGATCTGGTTGGCTCCGTGCCTCTAACGCAAGTCGCGTGGGATGCGATCGATCGGCTCAATCCCGATGCGATTGCCGACGATGCGAACGTTTACGCGATCAGCGGCACGCAGTTCCGGGTTGAACCCGTTGTCGAAGACGATTTCCTGCTGACCTTCGACAAGAAGATTTCGGCTCTCACCAGCACCAACACAACCAACTGGTTGCTCTCGCTCGCGCCGGACTATTACCTCTTCGCGTGCCAGTCGGCCGCCGCCGCCAAGAACAAGGCCTATGGCGAGGCAGGAGCGCTCCAGGCACAGGCCGACGGCATTCTCTCCGAACTCGTGAGTCAGGCCAACGTCGCGCAGTGGGGCAATGTCGAAATGACGTTGCCGATGGTTACGCCCTAAAGTGCCCAATTTCATCGCCTTCCGTCCCGATGCAGGGGAACTGCTCTCGAGCACCGTGAGCAATGTGCTGATGAAGTCGAGCGGGTACGGGCCGCGGCCTTCATTGCAGACAGCGCCGGGGGCCACTGCGTTGCCCGCTGCTCCACGTGGAGCATTCGGCGGGTTCCTGCCGGGGGGCACGTTCAAGGGCTTCGCGGCGACGGCAACGAAGGTCTACACGCTCGGGGCTGATTACGCTTTCACAGCGCTGGTCCCGACCTTCACGGTTCCGACCGATGACGATGAGGCGATGACGCAGTTCGGCGTCTTCATGCTGGCCTCGAATACGACAGATGGCATCTACGCCTATAACATGGAAACGCCGGCCGGGCTCAACGCTGTCTCTGGCGCTCCCGCCGCGCGCTACATGTTCACGGCGAACAATCAGGTGGTCGCGCTCGGCAATGGCGCCTCTGCGCTTAATCAGCTCAGCGTCTCGGCCTTTGGCGATCATACCAACTGGACGAGTAAGGGTTACGACTCGCAGTTGATGAACGACGGCGGCGCCTTTACCGGAGGCGGCGATATCGGCAACGGTCAAGCCATTCTCCTGCAGCTCCGCGGCGTGCGCAAGATGACGTTCGGCAATGCCGGTGGCGGTTCGCTGTTCGCTCTGTCGAAGCTGGCTGATGATGTGGGCTGTGTCCACCCTCGGGCTCAGGCAACCTACAATGGAACGACGATCTTCCTTCATACCGATGGTTGGTGGGCGACGAGTGGCGGGCCTCCAATCAACATCGGGGCCGGAAAGATCAATGACTGGTTCCTGGCACGTGTGTCGGACCTGAAAAAGGTCTACGTCACCGTCGATCCCAAGAACACGCTGTTTCGCATTCGCTACGCTGCCTCGGGCGATGGCTCGACCGCAACGGTGTTCAATTCGATCCTCGATTACAACTGGGTCTCGAACGAGTTCGTTCCCGGCACGGAAGCGACCTCGGCGCTGTTCCGCATGGGAACGCCGGGCTACACGCTTGATACGATTTCGACAGCGTTCGGCGTGCTCGACAACTGGTCGCAGTATCCCCTCGATAGCGCATTCTGGCAGGGCGGCAACTTCCGGCTTGCTGGTCTCGATAGCACATTCAAGGTTGCGTTCTTTGATGGCTCGGCTGCTGCCGCTCTAGAGGAATCGCCAACTGAAACTGATGGGCGCTCGCATCTCGTCAATAGAGTGCGCGTGCTGACCGACGATCCGTCGGCAACTCTGCAGGTTGGTTACAAGGACGATCTGTCCGGCCAGATGCAATGGACCACGGCGGCGGCCAAGGTTGGTGCGCGGTATCCGACGCGCGCTCGTGGCATCTATCTGCGGTACCGGGTGCTTCACGCCGCCGCTGCGGTCTGGACACGTGACACGGGCGTATTCGACATCACGGACTCTGTGGGAGGCGGTCGATGATCGACAAGGGCCAGTGTGTTGAATTTTACCATCGCCACCACAAGCGACTGCGCGACGCGAACCTGCTCGCAATTGTGGGCACTGGCATCGCGTCTGACGGGTTCGTTGTTGACCGGCTCAAGGAAGTAACGGCCACCCGGCTCAATCGTTCGTACTGGCATTACATCGTGCCGGTCCTGCGGGTCGCCGCATGAGCAACGCCACCTACGAAGGCGGCGCCGCGGGCAACCGGGCAGTCAAGCTGACCGGCACGGGCGCAACGGACATCGTGCTCGGCACCGAAGTCCGCGTGGTCAAAGCGCTCTACGTCACCGAGATCGCGGGTGGAACGCCATCCGTTTCAGTTGAAGTCTATGACGGCACGACCAGCGTCTATCTGCTGCGAAGCAAGCCGCACACGGCACGTGCGACGCTCGAATGGGGCGATATCCCGCTCAACAAAAATCAGAAGGTTCGGGTCACATCGAGCGTGGCCGACCAAATCGACGTCTTCGCCGTCGTGGTGGAGCGCAACCCAGGCGCCGGATCGTGATCGAGCGCCTGCCGCCCGTTCGCGTCGTTGGCGACGGATACGACGTGCAGGCCGTGTTCGAGGTGTTCGAGGAAAACGGCGCTCTCGTCTGCGGCCTCTACCAGATGGAAGGTCATATCGATCTTCCACCGAAGGCGTGGCTGAGCGAAGTGCGGACCCACGTCGGCAGATTCGAGGATTTGGCTAGAGACGCGGGCTGTGCGGAACTTCGCATCGCCGGCCGTGACTGGTCGCGAGTGCTTCCCGACTACCAAAGCATGATGGGCAACAGCCCCAACCTAATCTTCAAGAGGCTCTGAATATGGGCAATGTCACCACAGGCGGCAGCACCACGACGCCGAACAGCGAGCTTGTGGGCAAGACCTCCGACTTGCTGCTCAAGGGGCTCAACAAGGCCTATAAGGGCGGCGTCGATGTCTACGACAAGCCGCTCTACACGGCCCCGAGCGCGACCACGCATAGCG